TAATGCGCAAAATACCAACAATTCATCTTCAATAATTCAAGGATTAGTTGTCACAACAATCCAAAATTTTGCAGAAGAGTATGTGGGACATTTCAATGATATTTTCCGGTATTCTTTATTGACTAAATTAATAGATGTATCAGAACCTTCTATAACAAATGATCTTACCACCATTACAATGAAAAAGAAAATTACACCAGTTTCTCCTAACAATTATACAATTGCATTTTCTAATGCAGGTGTTCCGGGTACTTTAACAAGTTCTACTTTTGTTGATTCGACTGATATAACTTATTCTTCTGGTCAATTATATTATTTAGATGATGATGGTAATGGTAATATTAGAACTTATAAATATATTGGTGCAATTAAAACATATACAAAATTAAATACAGGAACTATTAATTATACAACAGGACAAATAAATCTCAATAATTTTGATCCATCTTCGGTTACAAATTCTGATGGTACTTTAGATGTTATTGTACAACCACTTATAAATGATATAATTCCATTTCAGAATAATATAATTGTGATTGATGATTCAGATATTACAGTAAATATGGTAGTTAATTCTCCATTAGGATCATAAAATATGGAACAAGATTATCCATTTTTATCAGAATTTATTCCTTTACAAAGTACAGAATATGTGCGAAATACTTTTCCGACATTTTTGGAATTTATGCAAGCATATTTTGAATTTTTAGAACAACCGACAGAAGAATAATATGACTCCTACTCCATCTGGACCAGTATATGGAATAAAAACTATTCTCCAACAGAGAGATATTGATACTACTCAAGCAGCATTACTACGATATTTCTTTTATCAATTTCTTCCCTATATTCCAAGTACTATATTAGCGGATCCAAGAAAATTAATTAAACATATTAAAGATTTCTATCTTTCACGTGGATCTGAAGGATCATATAAATTATTATTCCAAATACTTTTTAATGATAGTGTTGGATTTTATTATCCGAGAAATGATATAATGATTGTAGATGGTGGAAATTGGTCCGTAGATACTATTATTAGAACAACCACCACAAATAATACATATGAATTTATTGGTAGAACAATTACCGGTGTTACATCTGGAGCAACTGCCGCAGTAGAAAATGTAGTACAATTTCAAATTGGATCCGATTTAGTCAGTGAAATTTATATTTCTGGATTAAAAGGTGTTTTCGATATTGGTGAACAAGTATCTGTTTTATTATCTTCCAATGTTACAGTTCAAGTAACTACTTATGGATTAGCAATAGGAATTGATCTTACCTATCCAGGGACCGCATATCAATCAGATGATATAATCACAGTAACAGGTAGCAATACAACTGCAATATTTTCAGTAAATATTTCTGGTGGAACTGCAATAGGTAGAGTTGTTCAAGCAACTTTTAATAACTATCCCCAACAAGCGGCTATTCAATTGGCATCATCTGCATCAACTCAAGATGGATATTATAATAATATGTTCATCACCATTACAGATGGTAGTGGTAATGGACAAATAAAACAGATTACCAATTATATAGGTATAACTCAAGTAGCACTTGTAGATACTAATTGGTTAACTCTTCCAGATTATACCAGTCATTATAGTATTGCGTTAGGAAATATTAAAACAATTAAAGTAAATGATTTTGGTATTAATTATTTAACACCCGTACCGGCTAATTTTACATTGTCGGGAAATGGTGATGCAATCGGAAATATTATTGTAGGTGCTGTAGGACAATATGCTGGAAGATTTGTCAATGATGATAGTTTTATCGACTGGAGAAAATATTTAGAAGATGATTATTATTACCAATATTTTTCATATGTTTTAAAATCTCATGAGTCATTAAACCAATATGAAAATGTAGTTAAGCAAAATTTACATCCTGCTGGATTATTAATGTTTGGCGATATTTTAATTGATAGTGTGCCATTTGTTCGGAAATCACATGCAATCTCTGGTACAATTGCACAATCTACATCTGGTGGCGTACTTCCATCTGGGGCCACTGCGCAATATAGTATGTTAGAAACTGTGGCACACCCACAAACTGTATTTGATGATAGTTCTGCATATCCAAATGGATACAATGGATTTTTAGGATCTACTACTGGAACAGATTTGGATGATCCATCTTGGATTTCAACAGGTGTTCAATTTTTAAATACTTTTGTTACCGATTATACATTACCAGTAAGTAATTCTGCTGAAACTTTAATTGTTGTTGCTAAAGCAAATGTATTATCTTCCAATGGTTGTGTAATGGGAAATATTGATACAAATAATGATTCTGGAGTTTCTGGTTATCAGATTATTGTAAATGTAGATGGATCTATATCTTTTCGAACACAGAAAATAAATGGAATTAAAAATAATTTACAAATACAATATCCTCCAGGATCTATTAATACTTCTGAGTATTTCTTTGCATCATTACGGTATTTGAATAATACTATTGTTGGAAATTTAAATCAACTTTCATCAATAGTGGGAAGTTTTGGATATAATGTAGATAATACTTTAGTTTCAAATAATTCACGCGGTATGTATTTTGGTATAGGAGGATATCATCGCGGGTATGCTCCAATGGTTCCACTATATGGTGACAGTTTATATGGAGATACTTTAACAGGTATTCCGGGTACATACAGTTTACCTGAAATGCTTTTACCGGGATATTTTAATGGTAATATTGCATATGTAGTTGCTTGGGAAAGATTTTTATCGGATGCTGAAGTGTCGAATGCATATCAATATTTGAAAAGTGTTATGGTTGGTAGAGGAATTCCCTTATATTAGATAAATACTTTATATGGCTAATCTTGCAATTGAATCAAATTTTTTCCGTGTCTATTCGGCTGCCAAATTCCTTGAGGGGCTCCAACAAACGCAATTATCTACCAATAATTTGTATGTATTTATTGGAAAAACAACACCGTGGGGTTCTCCAGACAATGCACCACAACCAAATGATACTAATGCGTCACGTGATGCACTATTTAATACAATGCTTGCAGTAAAAAGGGTTGCACCGTCTGATGTTATTTTAGTTATTCCAAATCATACATGGACTTCTGGTACGATATATACACAATATTCTTCCAATGGTGCTGAAGTTGGAGGTATATATTATGACCAATTTGAACCATTGTTAGCAATTCCTCCATTTTATGTTATCACGAGCGATTATAATGTATATGTGTGTCTCGGAAATAATAGTGGTGGAACATCATCTGTAATGCCAACAGGTACAGGAACAACTCCTATTACATTAGCAGATGGTTATTCCTGGAAATTTATGTTCCAAGTGTCTTCAGAAAATGTAACACAGTTTTTATCTACTGGTTGGATTCCAATATATACACTTACTTATAATGATGGTTCTTTACAATGGGCAATCCAATCGACTGCGGCCGCGAATGATCCTGGTACTGATTTCCCTGGTGGATTGGGATCGGATCCAGTATATCAATTAGGTGCAATGTGGGTTATGGTTGATATTGATTTTAATTATGATGAATCTGGAAAAATTTCAACTAGTACAGAATATCGTCAATTTGGATTATTATTAAATCCACTTGCATATGGTTCTTCGCTTCCATTTGAAGCATTGGTTGGAACTGGAACAACGAATTTAACATTATCAAGAGTAACAGGAACCTATAGTAATAATGATCATGTGACTGGATATATAAGCCATGCGACCGCATATGTTGTGGATTATGAGGGCGCTTTACCAAATGTTTTGCGCTTAATACAAGTATCTGGTGGTCCATTTATTATTGGTGAGACATTAACCGATGATACAAGTAGTGCAACATCTATTGTATCTGCAATTGCAAATCCAGATATTCAACCAAATTCTGGATATATTTTATCATGTGAAAATTTATCTACGGGAAGTATAATTACACGCGGTTCTACAGAGTTGGAGACAATAAAGATCGTGGCCCCTTTCTAACATGCAATGAAATAACCTAAATATAAAATAGAAGACAAATATGCCATTAACATTCAACAATGCCCCATTTTTTGATGATTATAATCCTTCCAAAGATTTTTATCGGATTTTATTTAGACCGGGATATCCGCCGCAAACAAGAGAATTAACGCAATCGCAATCGATTATTTCCGAACAAATTAACCGTTTTGGAAGTTATATATTTGCAAATGGTGCAATGTGTACACCCGGCCAAATAACATATAATTCCAATCAACCATATGTAGTAGTAAATTCAACATATTCCTCCGCACCCGTTGATTGGGCGGCATTAACTCCTGGTGTTCAAATTCAAGGTGTTACTTCTGGTGTTCTTGCAACAATAATTTCGATAGATGATATCAATAATGCAATTTATATTCAATATGTAAATTCTGGAACTAATAATGCGACTACTATATTTGCCAATAATGAAGTATTAAATATTCTTCCCGCAAATACAGGAATTGCACAAGCAGTTGTAACAAATGCAACTGGAATTACTGCGGCTGCATCTATTGATGCTGGTGTGTATTTCATTTTTGGAATGTTATTGGATGTTACTTCACAAACGATTATTTTGGGTGCTCCTAATACTTATGGAAATGGTATTTCATTTACACAATTTCCAAATGTGCGTGTTGGTTTGCAAGCAATTGAAACAATTGTTACTCCAGAAGATGATTCTTCATTATATAGTAATGCCAGCGGAACCCCAAATTATACTGCACCGGGTGCAGCACGTTATAAAATTACTTTAAATCTTATCGCAATTCCATTGGCAGCGGCCGCTGATTCCAGTTTTACCGAAGTAATGCGAATTTCAGATGGTACTATTCAATCACAAGTGCAAAATACTGCACTTAGTGAAATAATGAATACTTTAGCTCAAAGGACAGAAGAAACCAATGGTAATTTTATTGTTACTCCTTTTGGATTTGATCTTCATGAAAGTTTATTAAATTCTCCACTTAATACAAATGGTGGAATTTATTCATCATCACCTCCTGGTTATACAGATCAATTAGCATTAGGTATTGAACCGGGCAAAGCATATGTTGATGGATTTCGAATTAATACAATTGCAAAACAATATCTTCCAATTGATAAAGCCCGTTCAACTAATTTCTTTCAAAATTCTCATACACGTGCATATCTTGGAAATTATATCTATATCACTCGTTTATTTGGTTTACCAAATTATGATAAATGGCCACAAATAAATTTATATGGTACTCCAATTATTTCAGATGGTACTGCACCATTAACAGGAGTTATTGGAACCGCAACAATTCGCGGATTACAATTTCAAGAAGGATCTTTTCAATCTGTTGGTAATCCTGGTCCTATTTTCGAATGTTTCTTAACTGATATTAATATTACTAGCGGTGCAATTACAGATGTTAGATCTTTTGCAGTCTCAGATGGAACACTTACTACAACTGCAAATGTACTCTCTCAAGTGGATATTATAAATGTAGTTGGAAATTTTGCAATTGGTTCAGTTATTTCTGATGGCACAAATACAGAAACGGTATATGCTTGGGATACAACTAATAATTTACTTTTAACATTGCCTACCAATCTAGTTGGAAGTGCCACAATATCAATTCCAACAAATTCATCGATTACATCTTCCAATACAGGATCTGCTACCATTATTCAACGTATTACTTTATTTGATATAATTGATAATATTTTGATTTATCAACTACCCCAAAATACAGTATCCACTGTAAGAGATCAAAGTGAAAATATTACAACATCATATTCATATCGAAAAGTATTTTCTCCAGTACCACAAAATCCAACATATGGAACTGTTACCTTTGTTACTAGTGGAAGTGAAATATTTGAATCTATGTCTCCTGAAGATTATGTTGCAACTGTTGAAACTGGTGGTATTCCAGGAACTTTAATTGATGTAACATCTTCAAGTCCGACTTTTGCATCTGGGAATTCACAAATATCATTTAATGCTCCTGCTGGAACTACAGTTAAATTATCAGCCACAGTTATTAAAACAATTGCCGCAGAAAAAACCAAAACTTTAACAACACAAGCATTAACTGTTGCTGCATCATTATATTCTGGTGCTACATCTTTGGTTAATTTAGGTAAAGCAGATATATTTTCACTTACCAGTGTAATTGATAATGATACCACTTCAGATATTACTTCTTGGTATAAATTAGATAACGGACAAAGAGATAATCGTTATGATTTTGGTCAATTACAATTACAATCTGGATATCCTGCACCAAATTCAATTACAGTAACTTTCCAATATTTTACACATGGTTCTGGAGATTATTTTTCAGTAAATAGTTATAGTAATTTTGTATCTCCATTAAATGGACTAGATTGGTATGCATTAGTTCCATATTATTTTGGATCTAATGGAACTCCTTATGCATTACGCGATTGTTTAGATTTTAGACCACGTGTGGATGATGTTACAACATTTCCACCAGTTGTGGCCGTATCTACAATTCCCACTTATGTGAGTGGTATTGGTGGATTAGTTAAACCTAATGATGATATTGTTACAGATTTTTCGTATTATTTAAGTCGTGTAGATAAATTATATTTAACTTCAACGGGTGCATTTGTCGATCTTGAAGGAACACCAGCACTTCAACCATTAGCACCACCGGATCCATCAGATGGAATGGTAGTTGCAATACTTACGCTTCCTGCGTATACATTTACTCCAACTACAGTAACCATTCAAACAATTCCAAATAAAGTTTATACAATGTCAGCTATTGGTAATCTCGAAACAAGAATTGCTAATTTAGAATATTTAACTGCATTGAATTTATTGGAACAATCTACGGCTAATATGCAAATTCCCGATGCAACAACTGGTTTAAATAGATATCAAGCAGGATTTATTGTAGATAATTTCCAAAATATGAATGTCGCGGATTATAATAATCCAGATATTTCATTTTCAATTGATGCTGCAAATGGAATTATGCGTCCGGAATATATTACAAATTCCATCAATATGACATATGATGCTACACAAAGTAGTAATTTGGAAGTTAATATATTAAAACCAACTAATAATATTGCAACACTTCCATATACTGAAGCACCTATAATTACTCAAGGATTGGCTTCACGGCAAGAAAATATTAATCCTTATAATATATTTTCTTGGGCAGGATCATTAGTAATAACCCCAGCAACGGATACTTGGGTTGCAACTGATTATTTACCTGATGTTACTCTCACTAATAATACTTTATTTGATGCCACACAAGCGGCTGATAATGAAGATAATGTTTTAGGTACGGTTTGGAATGCCTGGACCTCAAATTGGATAGGTACTTCTACTTCTGAAAGTGGTAATATTCAAGTTCCAATAGGAGGTGCAGGTGGACTTGGATATCAACTTGCTGCCGTGGATAGTGCAGATGCCGCAGGTATTACGATTACAGCATCTACGCCAATGATTACGGCAACTACAACAACATTAACACAACAATCCAGAACAGGAACACAAACAACACTTGTAAATGTTCCAACACAAACCATAAACGATACGATTGTCAGTACAGGTATTGTTCCTTATTGCCGTGCTAATATAATTCAATTTGTAGCTAAAGGATTAAAACCATCTACTAATTTTTGGGCATTTATGGATATTACTCCAGTAAGTGCATTTTGTACTCCTACTGGCGGTTCATTGGGTGGACAATTAACATCAGATGCGAGTGGAATGGTTTCGGGAACATTTTATCTTCCAGATCCATCCACATCAAAAGTCCAATTTAGAACTGGTACTAGAGTATTTCAACTCTGTAATGATTCAAATCAAATAACTGCCAATATTACATCTTATGCTAAAGCAAATTATATTGCATCTGGTACATTAGATAATGATCAAAGAACAATTACATCTGTTGGTGTTCCGGAAATTCAAACAACATCCGTTTCGCAAACTTCCGATGTTCAAGCAGCAACACAATCTACACAATATGTTGTAGTTGGTGGTCCCGGAATTGGATATGTGGATCCACTTGCACAAGCATTTTTAGTTGGTACTTTGACCGGCGGTTTTTGTGCTACTTCAATTGATATTTACTTTGCAACCAAAGATAGTGCAATTCCAGTAACATTGCAGATTCGTGAAATGTTGAATGGCACTCCAACACAAACAATTGTTCCATTTAGTACAGTTGTAATGGATCAATCTTTAATTAATGTGGATCCTGTAAATGCTTCACTTAAAACTAATTTTTCGTTCCCATCACCAGTTTATTTACAACAAGGTGTTGAATATGGAGTGGTATTACTATCTAACAGTAATGCATATTTTATATGGACTGCATTGATGGGCGATTATGCAATCAATACAGATATTTTAATTTCTCAAGTTCCATATATCGGATCAATGTTCAAATCTCAAAATGCTAGCACATGGGTTCCTGCACCGGCAGAAGCATTTAAATTTACATTATATCGTGCAGTATTTAGTTATCAAAGTGTTTTGGGTAAATTGATTGTAGAAAATCCAGTATTACCAACTATTGTATTACCAGATCTTTCATTACTAACTTATAATGGGACCAATGTCATTCGCATTCTGCAACCAAATCACGGAATGCCAAAAGGTAGTTTAGTTACAGTTACAATTGCATCAGATTATTATTCTGAAAGTTATAATGGAATTGCAGTATCAGATATAGTACCAACTTCAAGTGGAGCCCTTCGGGCCTCTTGGACTAATGGAATTGCCGATACTGCTGTCGGTTCAAGAACTTATTATATTAGTAATGTTGAATTGGATAGTTATACCATTTTTATTACTGATGCTAGTAATAATCCAAAAAATTCAAGTTCTTCTGGATTTACGGGAAGTTTAACAGCAGTTACACAAAATTATCCATTTGATGTAATGATGCCAATTGTAAACGAATTAAATTTTAGTGGAACATCAACCAATTATTATATGCGTGGTATTACTGGAACATCGGCCGATGGAATACAAACACCATATTCCAAAACTGTTCCGAGTTTACCATCAGCATTAGGACAATTTATTCCAAATAAGAATGTATATTTGACACAACCACAATTAGTGGCATCGGATGTAAATGAACAAAATATTATTAATTTTGGAACTCCATTTGCAAATAAGAGTTTAGTTTGGGAAGTTGATTTAACTTCTACTTCTGATAATCTTTCACCAATGATTGATTTAACCAGAATTTCCGCATTATTAATTAGTAATCGAATTGATTTTCGTAATAGTGGAACAGATCCAAGTAGTTCACCAGCAAATGTTGAACCTGTATATGCGGCTGAAACAGCCAATCAGGGAGCAACGGATGCTTGTAAATATATTACACAACCTATAAAATTAGCAACAGCCGCGGATTCACTTCATGTTTGGCTTACATGTATGATACCGTATGGATCTTTAGTTTCTGTTTATTACAAGATTCTTCCGACAAATACAAATGCTACATTTACGAGCCAGCCATATGTATTGATTTATCCGGATCCAAATACAGATTTTTCGCCCGCACAAAGTCCTACTGATTTCCGCGATTATTATTGGCAAACCGACACACTTGGTACATTACCCCAATTCACGCAATTTGCTATAAAGGTAGTTCTTCAAAGTACTAATTCGTCAGCAGTTCCATTGTGCCAACAATTCAGGTGTATAAGTTTAGAAGAATAATATGATTCCTAAATATTTACCAATTGATAATCGTTCAAATTTATTCCGCGATACTTCTTCAATGGGAGTTGTAAATACCGATAAACAGAGTTTACATATTTATCGTAAGCAAAAAGAAAGAATTCTTTCCGAAAAGAAACTTTTAGCCAATGCATTTTTAGAAATTGATCTGTTAAAAGAAGATATGAAAAAATTATGGACATTAGTAAATAAGTTTATTACATGAAATATTCTTTAGCAATTTGCGGTGGTGGTATAAGAGGAATTATACCCTGTTCAATACTTGCCTCTTTAGAAAAACAAACTGGTAAATTAACTAAAGATATATTTGATTATGTTTCTGGAACATCAACAGGCGCATTACTTGCGGCCGCGATAGCCGCTGGAATTCCTGCAATTGATTTACTTTCTGTATATGTAAATCAATCTAAAAATATTTTTTCTCCTTCTGGTTTATTTGGTTTCACAAAACAAATAACACAAGGTTATAAATTTGATTCTAAAAATCTTCAACAAGCATTAATTAAAACATTTGGAACTCGTTGTAATTGGTCATGTAATTGTAGTTCAATTGGAATATTAATAAATGCAACTGCTATAAATGGTCATAATTGGTTTTTTGTTAAAGATAATATAAGAAATTCACAGACAACTGGAAATGTTAATTTAATTGATGCTGCGGTTGCAAGTGCAAGTGCTCCTACTTATTTTAATTGTTGGACTGTTCCTAGAGTTTATAAAGGACAATCGATATCGTTTTTTGATGGTGGTATTGGTTGTTTATCAAATCCGTCATATCAAATGGCTATAGAAATGTTTGAATATGATAATTATATTCCATCTGAAACTAAAATGATTACATTAGGTACAGGTTATTATCCATCTGGAAATACTGCGCCATCAGGATTAATAAATACTATTAATTGGACTGTAGATACTCTTATAGATTCCATTGATCTTGCAGATATTGATACTATTTCTGAATTAGAATCTTTAGGAACTTCCGCAGCATCTAATATACATTGGAATTCAATTTTAAAGGACAAATAAATGCTGACCAAAAGGGTTTATGGTTGTATTCCAACCAGTTTAGTTAATAGAGAAAAGTTTAGAGTTTTTCGTGGTGTATCAGAATTATCACTTCCAGAAGATTTAGATATGCGACCATTACAACCACCTGTTGTTGACCAGGGTCAATTAGGGAGTTGTACAGGAAATGGTATTGCTGAAGAATTAGAAGCACAAGCATTAGCACAAAATGAAACATTAACTATGCGTTCTCGGTTATTCATTTATTATAATGAAAGAGTAATGGAAGGTACTGTTAATCAGGATTCTGGGGCACAAATTGCTGATGGTATCACATGTGTTCAAAACCAAGGTGTTTGTTCAGAAACCGAATGGCCTTATGATATTTCCAAATTTAAAGTTAAACCACCGGTAAATTGTTATACTGATGCATCACAATTTAAAACTCTTACCGCACAATGTATTAATCAAAATTTAAATGATTTGAAAGCGGCTTTAGTATATGGAGAATCGGTAGAAGGATTATTTCCTCAATTTGCTCCCAATGGAATCGTAATTGGTATTAGTGTTTATGATAGTTTCGAATCAGATGTAGTTGCTTCATCTGGTGATGTTCCGATGCCAAATATAGAAACGGAAACTTTACAAGGTGGTCATTGCGTAAGACTTGTTGGATATACAGATAATGGATTGGCCGATATTCCACCACAAAGTTTTATTGGAATGAATTCATGGGGTATGAGTTGGGGAAAGAAGGGATTCTTTTCAATTCCATATTCATATATTACAAATCCAAATTTAAGTTCAGATCAATGGGTAGTTACTGCGGTTTCATAAAAAGATAATATTTATAGTTGACAAGTTATAAAGTTTGTGATATAATAGTATTAAGTAGAGGGTTTAATGAAAAGTTTTTTAATCGTAATTTCACTATTATTTGTCGGTTTATTTACCAGTTCTGCACAAATATTTCCAAATATTCCATTACCTGTAGGGGTTATGGGTTTCATTCAATATGATCAATTAGGTACTCCAGTAATTAATGGGGGTGTTGCAGCCATTTATCCGGTTAATGGACAATATGGGTTGTATATGACTTCAACTGCTTTACTTACACCACAAAAAGAAATTGATCCAATAACTCAAAAAAGTTTTTATGCAGTTACAACGGCATTCCGTCAAGGATTACATAAAGATATGTTTGATACTGGACGTTGGTCATTTTTACTTGGTGGTGATATTGGTCCGAGTATTGGTAATTCATCGTCAGCATCTACTAGTTTTTCAGTTAATTTTTCATCTTCAATTGTAGTTACACCGTATTATCAACTTAATCCGGCAATTAGTTTAGTATTTCCGATCCGGGGAGTTTATATTAAAAATGTAGGATGGAATCCTGAATTAGAATTTGGTGTTGTTATAAATCTTTCCAAATTACCTAAAGCTAAAACCTAAATACTTAATAAAGGAGTATAAATGAAATTTATTTTATCTATTTTCCTGTGTAGTATCTTACTTTTTGTAGGATGCACTCCAACAGGACAAACATCTAGTTTAGTAACCGCACTTAATGTGGTTGCTGATGCATCATCCGCGGCAGTTATAGTTGCAGAAGGATTAGTTGCATTAAACCAAATTACACCAGCAGATGCTGCTACAATTGCTTCATATGCAACCGCAGCATCAACCGCAGCACAAAATTCAATTGCGGAATTAAATTCAACAACTGATACTAATGTAACAAAAATTGAATTTATTACACAACAATTTACTATCGTAGTAGCTCCAGCATTTGGATCTACAGCATCACCTTTAATTGTTGCAGCAGAAAATGCTTTAAGTGCCGCAGTTAATTCTTTCTTAACACAATTAAATTTGCCACAAACTCAAATACTGGCAAGAACCGTTTCAACTAAAACAGTAACTATGGCTTTAGCAAGTTCAAAAGCCGATCAACAACTTTTGAAACAAATTCAAAAAACATGTGCTAATACAATTCAACAAGCACAAACATTAAAAGGAAATTAAATGAGCGTAACATATATTACAAATCCACCCACAGCAACACCAACATGTACACAAATCCAAGGTGTATTACCATTTACTGCCCCTGAAGGATATGATCAGTGTGAACCTTGCAGCTATCCTGGTATTAATGCTAATACTGTTGCATTAGGACAAATT